CAAACTGAAAGAAATGGGAGTCAACGTCAAGCATGCTGACGAGAAAGGTAACTATGTTGTAGCGAAGTCTAAAGACTATCCTATCAAGACTGAGATGGAAGATGGTAGTCCCGTCAATGTCAAGGTAGCTAATGGTTCTAAAGGCACAGCCACCGTTAAGCCCTACGAGTATCAGTTCAGAGGTAAGGCTGGCGTGTCTGTTGGTATCAACAAGTTGGTGCTTAGTCATCTGATCGAGTACACCGGTACTCCAGAAGAAGAAGCACTGGAAGAAGCTCTCTAAATGAATCCGTCAATGCAGAATGTAACAGCTCTCATTGACGGAGACATCCTTGTCTATAGAATAGGGTTCTCTGTTGATGATCTTGATGAGGAGAAGTTTGCCATTGCACGGATGGGACACTTCATTGATAACCTCATAGCCCTAGAAGGTGTAGTAGATTACAAGGGCTTCATCACAGGGAACTCTAATTACAGAACAGAGATAGCGACTGAGCAAACGTATAAGGGGAACAGGGAGAAAGCACGCAAGCCCGTACACTACGATGCTCTCAGGGATTATCTCATGGGTAAGTGGAAGTTTAGTTTGATTGAAGGACAAGAGGCAGATGACGCAATAGGTATCGAGGTGTACGATCATGCTGAAGATACCTGTTGTGTTATGTCTATTGATAAAGACCTCAACATGCTACGAGGTTGGCACTACAATTTTGTTAAGGAAGATCTTTACTACGTCACTGAACAAGAGGCGATCAAGAACTTTTACATTCAGATTTTAACAGGGGATAGAGTAGATAATATTCCGGGGATCAAAGGAGTTGGCATAAAGAAAGCTGAGAAATTGTTACAGGAATGTGACACTGAGGAGTCACTGTACGATGCGGTAGTCAAAGCATACGACGGTGATGTTGATACAATCAAAGAGAGAGGACAGCTTTTATGGATCAGAAGAAAACCAAATCAATTGTGGACTCCACCCCAGACATAGCGTACATAGAATGGGATGATGCTTGCGCTGACGCAGGCTGGGAACTCACAGATAAGACTGACATTCACCATGTCTCAACCATAGGGTTCGTGGTAGCAGAAGACAAGAAGGCTATTACAATCGCAGTGTGTTGGGCTGGTCCTGAATCTAACTCGCGGATACATATACCGAAGGGTTGGATCAAGAAGATCAAGAGATTTAAACTGAAACAATTACTGGGAGGGAACAAACCATCAAGACGCAAAGTGCAAAAGCAAAAGGAAGAAAACTCCAGCAGTGGGTTAGGGACATTATCATCGAGAAATTTAGCTTTTCCCGGTCCGATGTAAGAAGCACTAGCATGGGTGCTGGTGGTGAGGACATCCTGTTTAGTCAAGAAGCTGGTGATAAGTTAGGTATATCAATAGAATGTAAGTCACGTAGTTCTGTTGGTGTCTATGCTTTCTACTCTCAGGCGGCAGATAATACACCTGAAGGTAGAGAACCTGTGCTTGTAGTTAAACAGAATCATTCTAAACCACTAGCTGTTATTGATGCGGAGTATTACTTTAGTTTACTTGAAAGGATAAAATGAGACACTTAATCATTCCTGACACACAATGTAAACCTAACAACTCTTTCGAGCATTTAGAGTGGGCAGGTAAGTACGCGGCAAAGACTAAGCCTGAAGTTATAATACACTTGGGAGATCACTGGGACATGCCAAGCCTCAGTGTCTATGACGTAGGTAAGAAGTCCTTTGAGGGTAGGACATACAGCGATGACATCAAGGCAGGTAACGCCGGGATGGATGCGTTTATGAAACCTATCCTTGAGGAACAAGACAGACAGAGGAGGGACAAGAAAAAGATATGGAAACCAAAGAAGATATTTCTTATTGGTAACCATGAGCAGAGGATCGAGAGGGCTATCGAATCAGACAGGAAGCTAGATGGTTTGATAGGATACAGAGACTTCAACCTGAAGAAGTACAACTGGGAAGTACATAACTTCTTAGATGTTGTGGTTGTCAACGACGTAGCATACTCTCATTACTTTACGTCAGGTATCATGGGTAGACCAGTAAGTAGTCCGTCGTTGTTGTTACAGAAGAAGCACATGAGTTGTATCATGGGTCATGTTCAGGACAGAGCTATAGCTTTCAGTAAGAAAGCAGATGGTAATCGTATCACTGGTCTGTTCGCTGGTATCTTCTATCAACATGATGAAGCCTATCTAAACCCACAGACTAATGGTTCATGGTCTGGTGTCTGGATGCTTAACGAGGTACACAAAGGTAGCTTTGACGAGATGCCTGTATCAATTAATTACTTGAGGAAAACTTATGGACACAACTGATATACTGATGGAAAGAGAGCAGACTTATGGACGCTACGAGATCGTGAGTAACATTAGTCAGGATATAAAGCGAGTGATGCAGGCTTCTCCTAATTATAGGATCATGCCTAACTTTGCACGAGAGAGTATGGACATGATTGCTAACAAGATAGCTAGGATTCTCAATGGTAGTTATTACCACGAGGATTCATGGCGAGACATTAGCGGTTATGCACAGCTTGTAATAATGACGTTGGAAGATTTACACAATGAACCTGACGCTGCCTGAACTAATTGATAAGCTATCTCAGATGGACGAGGTAGATATTATTGAGTTGCTAAACCTTACGACTTATGATATACTTGTAAGGTGTGAAGATTTAGTTGAAGATAATTATGACAAACTTATAAGGATAATAGAATGATGGATTTATACCAAGAGTTTATAGCCAAGTCTCGGTACTCCAGATTCCTACCCGATCAACAACGGAGAGAAGACTGGGACGAGACTGTTGATAGATACATGGACTTTATGGCGAAGCACTTAGAGTCTAAACATAACCACAGAATACCCTCTGAGACCTACGAGGAGCTTGCTGAGGCGATTAAAAACTTAGAGGTAGTCCCCTCCATGCGGTCTATTATGACAGCCGGGAAAGCCCTAGACAGGGACAATACAGCAGGGTATAACTGTAGCTACCTACCAGTGGATGATCCCAAAGCCTTTGATGAGGCTATGTATATCCTCTTATGTGGTACTGGTGTAGGGTTTAGTGTCGAGCATAAGTACGTAGACCAGCTACCAGATGTACCTGAGAAGATGTTTGATAGTGATACCACTGTTGTTGTGTCTGATAGTAAGGAGGGCTGGGCTAAGTCTCTACGTCAGGTGATAGCCTTGCTGTACTCAGGTGAGATACCTAAGTGGGATCTGTCTAAGATCAGACCAGCAGGTGCTAGACTCAAGACCTTTGGTGGTAGAGCCAGTGGACCTAAGCCATTACAGGAACTGTTCGAGTTCGTGGTACGTAAGTTCAAGGGTGCGGCAGGACGTAGGCTAACCACGCTTGAGTGTCACGACATCATGTGTAAGGTAGCTGAGGTTGTGGTAGTAGGTGGTGTACGTAGGTCAGCAATGATCTCACTGTCTGATCTTGAGGATGACAAGATGCGTCATGCTAAGACAGGTAACTGGTGGACTGAGAATCCACAACGTGCATTGGCTAACAACTCTGCTGTCTATAATTCTAAGCCAGACGTAGGTCAGTTCCTAAACGAGTGGACTAGTTTGTATCAGTCACACTCAGGTGAGCGTGGTATCTTTAATCGTGAGGCTGCAGTAGAGCAAGCTAAGAAGACAGGACGTAGGGATTACGATCAAGAATTTGGGACGAACCCGTGTTCGGAAATCATCTTGAGACCGTACCAGTTTTGTAATCTATCAGAGTGCGTAGTCCGCGAATCAGATACGATCTATGATCTTGAACGTAAGGTTAGACTAGCCACCATACTAGGTACGTATCAGTCTACGATGACACACTTCCCATACCTACGTAAGATATGGCAACGAAACACAGAGGAAGAGAGACTCTTAGGTGTATCTCTTACTGGTATCTTAGATAATAAAATGTTAGGAGCTAATGTTGAACAGACTAGATCTCTTCTTGAACGACTTAAAATGGTTGCTGTCGATGAGAACCTACAGCTTGCAGGTGATCTTGGCATTAACCACTCTGTCTCTATTACTTGTGTTAAACCTAGCGGTACTGTCAGTCAGCTTGTTGATTCTGCCAGTGGTATTCATCCGCGACATAGCCTTCACTATATACGCCGTGTTCGTGGAGATAAGAAAGACCCGCTCACCACCTTCATGGTAGAGAAAGGCATACCAGCAGAGGACTGTGTGATGAGACCAGAGTCTACTGTGGTGTTCAGCTTCCCTAAGAAAGCACCAGACTCTGCTACGTTACGTGATGATCTCACAGCTATTGAGCATTTAGATCTATGGATGCTATATCAAAAGCATTGGTGTGAACACAAGCCATCAGTAACTATCTCTGTTAAGGAAGACGAGTGGGTTGAGGTAGGTGCTTGGGTGTGGAAGAACTTTGATGACATCAGTGGTGTCTCATTCTTACCACATGACGGTGGTACATACAAGCAAGCACCTTATGAGGAGTGTACCTATGAGCAATACGAGGAACTATTAATGAAGATGCCAGCTAAGTTACACTGGGATGAGTTAATAGAAGATGATGATAACGTTGAGGGCGTACAACAACTGGCTTGCACAGCAGGGGTTTGCGAGATATAAATGTTAGAGACAGTCATAGCTTTCTTAGCTCTACTAAACTGTCATCCAGAGGACTACGTTATTACGCCTAGTAATAATACGTTCTATCTAGCTGGGGATATTGGTGTGATCTACGTGAAGCCGGGTATGTATAAGGATCACATACTCGTTCACGAGATCTGGCATCATTGTCAATGGCAATGGGCAGGTAAGAAACCTGCCCAGTCCTATGATGAGTGGAGACGTAGAGAAGAAGAAGCTATGAAGGTCGAGGATATATTCCTCAACCTATCACAGTAGTTACTTTAGATATGTATTAAAGAAGTCTTTGTTCCTACCTAAAGATACATTCTTCTTTGTCTCAGGATCTGTATAGTATCTTTTGTACTCTTTCCTCATTGTTTCTAAATCATTCTTTAGTAATGCTTCTGTAAATTTAGGAAACTCAAGGATGCCTCCACCTTTGCCTGAATCTTTAACATTAAACTGAAGATCAAGTAACATCTCTTGTTGTTTAGGAGTCAAGTCTTCAAAAGATTTTTTATATTTGTTTGTAAGATTCTTACTTAAAACTGATTTAGTTTTAGCTAAATCTTTTTGTAGAATATCTTGAGCTTGTTCTTTAGTTAATGTCTTTAGATCATATCCATATACTTTTCCAGACTTTACTTCTGCGTCTGTAAGTTTATGTCCTATGCCTACTGTATCATTACCACCTTCAGCAGACTTATATCTAAACGGTGTCTTACCTGTATCAGTTTTTAATCCCTCTACCTTTTGTAAGTAACCAATAAATCTTTTAGAGAACTGTGGCTCAACTAGTTGCGCTCTCGACGCCTCTATATCCGCACCGCTTCCTCCTCCAAAACCAGCACCAAGTCTTTGTCTAAAGTCTGTAGCTTCTGTTGGTGCTTCTTGAACTATTGCTGGTGGCTCTGGTGGCATAGCATCCATAGCTCTTGACATCTCCTCTCCACCTGCTCCGCTAGTACCTATGTATGGGAACGCAGGTTGTCCATAATTAGTTACAGGTGCTGCATTTTGAGTTCCAGTAGCTATATCGTATTCAGATCTAACAGGATTAAGAGCGTCATATCTTTGTCTTGCTTGTTCAACAGCAGTGTTAAAAGGATTACCAGCGTCTGCTCTAGTATCAAACAACCTTCTTTGTGAGGAAGGAGTATCATACCCAGAAGACTCCTGAATCTTAGCAATCTCCATATCAATCATTCTATCAACATATGGATTGCCTACTTGTCTAGGATCTACACGACCTTGCGCTATTAATTCGTTCAGTACCTGAGATCTTAACGGAGCTTGAGCTTGTCTCTGCCTGTATGCTAGCTCAGGATCAATAGGAGTTACTGATGGTATAATAACATTAGGTTGTGCTACCGTAGGTATACCAGCAAATTCTCCTGTTCCTTCAAAACCACCTAAGTGTGCAGGAGGTGGTCCTTGTTCTGGGAAACGTCTTCTAAACCTTAAATTTTCTAGGTTAGCTTCAATGTTAGCATCAAATTCTTCTCTGCTCATGATAGGTTTACCTAGCCTATCTGTTCCAAGACTTTTAGATGGAGCGTCTTTAACTCTCCATTTTGGCATTGGAAGTTCGCCACTAAAATAAGTATTAGCTACATCCATAGCTAAGTTAGCTTCATTAGCAGGTAAGTCACGTGTAACAGAGTCTGGTTTAGCAAAGAAATTAAAGAAGTCTGACGCAGCTTGAACACCTGATAGTCCTCTACTTGATGGCTCTACCATATTACTTGTAGAAGAATCTACACGATCTGGAGAAAACAAACCACCACGACCATAACCACCCATACCGTCTGGAGTAACTTGCCTAGACCTTGAGGTAGACAAAGTACCCATAGATGAAGGAGCAGTGTCTTCAATAGTTTCTGTTCTTACAACATTACCTGTGTCTCTGTATGTAGGTTGTTGCTTTGCGCCTTGTTGCTTTTCAATAAACCTTCTCTTGGCAGCAGCTATCTCAGGAGTGTAGTCAGTAGCTCTCATGCCTGAGTTAATCCACTTGAGGTACGGATCAGATTCTATCTGCTTCTGCACTGGACCTTTCTCGCCAATGCCATAGCGTTCCATAAATATTTGAAGTTTATTCTTTTTGTTAGTAGCCATAGTTAGCCTCCAATGCCATACCTTTCTCTAAGTTCTGATCGTTGTTTCTTTTCCTGTTTCTCTTGATACTCTTCTACACCACCACCAAACCAGTTATACCAAAGAGATCCCAGTAAAGGAATATTCTTACCCATCTTAGGATCAAACTCTCCAGTTGATACAGCAGTCCAGCCTCCCTTAACTATGTTATCAAACATATTAAGAGGTGGTGCTACCGAATCTAAAATAAAGTCTCCAACTTTTCCTGTCTTAGCTAACTTAGCTACACCATACTGAGATGAAGCAAACACCTTGAACACATTGTCTATATATCTTTGACCTACTTCAGATTCTAAATCAATATCTTTACCAGCTATTAAGTCTTTAGCCATACCAATAGTCATATTAGATGTAGGTACTAGTAAAGAAAAAGCTATAGCATTTCTAGCAGCTACTCCTTTGTTGCCTTTCTGATACTCTTCAACTATACCTTTCCTAATTAGGTTAAGTTGTTTTAACGTAAAGCTGTGTAGTGTATACAGCATCCTACCATCTTGCATCCTCAGATACTTCTCAGGCATCTCAGCAGGAGACACAGGTTGGATATCAGAAAGTCTATTGAATAGGTATTCTTTAGTACGCTCAGTTAGTTCACCGTTCTGAACTTCTCTTACAAAGTTATCAAAGTTAGGACCAAAAGCTGTACCATATTCTTTTTTTAATTTAGCAACACCTTCTGGTGTACGCACTTGTTTCTGTACTTGTTTCCATGCGGCATTAATAATAACATTCTTACCTAAACTATCCATGCGCTTGAACTGAGACCAATTAAGAAGTTTATTAACAGACTCTGTTACTCTAGTTCCTGATGAAAAATGTTCTAGCACAGCAGAATCTAAGTTAAGATCTTTAACTGCACTAACTTTGTTTTTAGATACTAGACCTGACAAGGTGTTACGTAAACCAAATACCCAAGCAGACATGCCTAAGTCACCTAGCTGTGTTAATGCTGATCCTATATTACCTAACAAAACACCGTGAGCAATATCCTTATACAGCCTAGCAGCTTTACCCATTGACTTATCAGCATCAACCATTACAGCATGTAAAGCACTTTGTAAACTGCTTTGTAAGTCTCCAGTCAACCCGTGGCTTTTAACCCAGCTTTCAATAGACTTGTCTATGTTGATACCATCTTCTGTTTTTACAGCGTGCTTAGTGTTAGTCCCTCTTCCTCTGAGTTTGTCTATGTCTTGAATACTATCAAAGAACTTAACTCTTTCTACTAGCTTCTGAGCATCCATAAAATACTGCATAGATCCTGCTAACGGAGTCTCATAAAACTTCTGCATATCTTTGTTGACTGTCTTAATCCTACGTTGCATCAACAAACCTTCTTTACTATTTGTTGCGTACTTAGCTGCATACATATTTCCAGTAGCATCATTAGTACCAACTCTTAATCCTCTAAGAATACTAGTAGTAATAAAGTTCCTATCTTCTTTTGATAATCTATCTGTAGTTGTCTTGAGATACTCTGCTCTTTTTTGCATAGCTTTCTCAATACCACTAGATAAATCAGGTGCTGCTTTCTTTAAATACTTAGATAGACCGTCAAAGTCTTTAACTCTACGTGGAACATAATAAGGATTGTCTGGTAGTTTATACTGAGCTTTTCGTAACTCATCACCCATCTGATCTATCTGACCTCTAAAGTCATCAAAGTATTTACCAGCACCGGGTTGATAATTCTCTATTAACTTACGAGCATTATTTATATTCTTTCTGTTTGCATTGATAAGAAGATTATCCAAATCATCTTTAATATTCTGTGGCATCTTCTTATAAAGATCTAACATTCCAGAAGACTTCTCAATCTTTTGCATAGCGTTGTTGTAAGACTTAAAGAAGTAACCACGAACATTATTCTTAAAGAAATAGTTAGTACCTAACGCTTCATCTATCTTACCTATCTGTTCAATGATAGGAGTAATAAGTTTATTTACTGTTGGATTAGTAGCAATAGTATTAGCATCTATACCTTTAGCAGCAAGTTCTTTTATTTCTCTTGCTTGTTGTGGTGTAGGTACTCTGATCTTATTAGATGAGTCAGCAACAGCAGCAGCTAATTCATCTGCTGTCATACCTAATTTATCTAACGCATAGGCGTGCATATCTTTAGTAGCAACGCCTTCAAGAACAGCATCAGCATAGACATCTTCTATCTTAGCTGTCATCATGTTTGCTTTTTCTACTTCTGTTAATGGCTTAGTACCTCTGCTTCTAGCAGCAAATTTAATTGCTTTAGGTAAAGCAGCAACACCACCGCCTAAACCAGCAGACAATGCTGTGACTGTGGCAGCTTGCGTCCAATCAATATCTCCTTTAGTTGCGTACTGATTTAATAAATCATACTCAGCACCAAACAAAGCAGACGCTGCGGCTACTCCTTTAACTCCGTACTTAACACCGCTAATAGGTAAGAATGTTGTAGGTGTAGCAAGACTTCCTACAAACCCAGAAGCTGTAGCTAAAGCAGAGTCTTGTTCTCCGTAAGCTATGACGTTAAGATAATCACGTTGTCTGTTCTGTTCCTCGACAGCATTTATACGCTCTCGCCTCTGGTCTGTAGACAAAGAAGAGAAGTCATCACCATATAATTCTTCAATGGTTTTGTATTCACCGTCCTCAAACTTGCCTACGTTATACCATCCTTGTGTACGACCTATCTTAGCAAGTGCATTAAGATCTGTATCGCCATAGACATTCCAACCATAAGACATTAAGTCTGATGATGTAGGTCTATCAATAGCAACATAGTCAGAAGTAGCGTATGACGGAGCTTCTTCTTGCTGTGTCTCAGCCTGTTGTTGAACAGGTTGTGTACCTACTAGTTCTTCCCAAGTTTTATTAGCCATGTTTATGGTATTATGTAACCTTGCGTTGATTGAGATTGTGGGTTAGGTCCAGCTAATGCTGATGCTCTATACTTTGATGCTATGTCTGGAGAGATAGCTATAGAACTTTTCTCTTTTATTTTAGGATTACCTTGAGCATCTGTATCAGTAGGATCGACAATAACCATGTGACCATCAGGGGCAATCATAACAGTTTCGTTTTCTTTAGGAGCTCTACTTAATCCTGTCTCCTTAGAAAATGTTTGACTAGTTTGAATCTGCTGTTCTCTTCCTAGAATTTTTAGAGTAGCCATATCTGAAGCTGTCATAATATCGTCAGCTTCGTTAGCATCAATAAGTCTCTGAGCTTCAGCAGCTATTCTTCTAGTTAAGTTTGTGTACTCTTCAGAACCTTTACTAATTCCTGTAATATCAAAGAACCCGGTGTCTAATATATCTTCACCTATGGTATCTAAAGATTGTTCAGCATACCCTAACTCATTAGTTCCGGGAGTCTTAACAGTTCTTTTCTTAGGTTCTACGTACTTAGATGCTCCTTGTCCAGCAGGATAGAAGTCTCCAGTTTCCTGATCTACAGCTACTATACGCCCGTCAATAGTTCCTCCGTGAAACTTCCTACCTTCTTTGTCAACGTAAATATCTATATTCTTAATGTCTGGTTTTGCTGCAGCAATCCTAGAAGCAATATCCATAGATCTATCAAACAACTGGAAGCCTTGATCTATATAACCACTGTCAACTAACTTACCTGCTAGTTCTTCTAGCTTGGTAGGATCATTTAGATCTTGAGCAGAAAAGTCTCCAAAGATTTTTCTCATCTCAATAGCTTTAGCTATTCTAGGATCTTGTTCCATAGCTGGGCTAACACCAAACAAACCACCTAATCCTTTAGCTATGTTATAACCAGCTTGATAATAGTTACGACCAGCTAATGTTTGTTGTGCCGCTAGTGCTTCTTGTAGTTGTTGTTGCTGCCTTGTGCGTTCTTGTAACCTTTGGGAGTATACAATCTCTTCTGCACTTGGACCAAATAAAGATGCTATTGAAGCCATTGTTTACTCCTTAATAATTTTTCCATGATGTAGCATTAGACGATCCATATGTATAAGGATTACCATAAGCTGTTCTACCCATCAACCCCGGAACTTGATTTATTCCAGCACCACCTGTTGTTGCAGGTTGCTGTCTCATTCCGTACATCATACCTACGTCAGAGATTCCTTGACCAATACCAGCTAGTCCTTGTGCTTTAGCTTGAGCAGCTTGAGACTGTAAGTTAGCAGCAGCAGTTGCACCACCTTGTAGTAACTGTGCAGCTTGACCACCAAACTGTGCAGTTGAAGAACCAAGTGCAGCACCTATCTGCATAGGCTGTTGTGCTGTTTCTTCTAGCTGTTGAGCAGCACCAAACTGACTCATAAACGGAGACAATCCTGCTGTTTGTGTTTGATAACCAGTACCAAGTAATCCTGCTCCTTGAGTATAATAATCAGCAGCTTGTCTTGCTCTTAATGACATCATCTCTGGAGCAGATGCAGCTATCTGGGCATTACGTCTTGCTCTTGCTTCTGCCAGTGCTTGTAGTTCTGGTTGTCCACCAGCACCTACACTTAATCCACCACGACCACGACCAAATACACCAGCAGCTAGACGTTGCTCTTCCTCAATATCATAAGGACGTAACAGAGCCATCTGTTCAGCTACTAGTTGCTCTTTACTTTGTGGCATATACTGCTGACCAAGACTAAACAAACCTTGAGCAGCTTGTTCAAATTGTGGTTGATAACCAGCAGCACGTTCAGCTTGCCCTAAACTTTGACCATATAACCTAGCTAGTTGATCTTGAAAAGCAAGAACTTCAGGCGTAGCTTGATAACTGTATCCAGATAATCTTCCATTAGTAAACTGAGGAGTAGCTGATCCAAACCTAGTAGTAATACCTACTGGTCTAAATCGTGCTTCTTCAGCAGCTTGTCTACTAGCTTCTAGTTGATCAGCAGAAGCCTGTTGCATAGCAGCAGCTTGTTTATCTGCAGCTTTTTTCTGCATCATTCCACCAACAACTGCGCTACCTATAACTGCGGCTTCAATTCCCATTATCTTCTCCAAACATATAAATCGTAGTCTTTGTTGTCTTTACCTACAAATGAATTTAAATACTCAAAACCAAACATCTTTAAAAATTTCTCATGCTTCTTATCTTGTTGTTCGTGATTAGCAAATATGTTTTCACTATACGAATCTGTTATTGTTTTATATACTTCTTTTAATTTCTTCTTTACTTCTTTAGTCCACTTAACTTTGACATCACAATGTATAAAGGTATATCCGTTATATTCTTCAAAGTATAAAACAAACTCTGGTAAATCTATTAATGGTGTCTTCACATTAAGCAGTACGTCTCCACATGTATACAACAACATATGGCTGTAAGTTAGCATTAGTACCTGATGAACCAGTAGAATTAACTGTTGTTGCAACAGTGATGCCAGTAGTAGCACTATTAATAGTACCTGTTGAAGAACTAATAGCACCTGCTGCACCTCCGGGAGTTGATGTATTATTATACGCAATTTGAAGATTGTGAGTGTGCGTATGTCCCGGATCAGTTACTGATGAACTAGCAGTATGCGTGTGACTAACAACAATAGCGTCTGCACTACCGCCAGTAGCACCAGCTACAAAACTACTGCCATCATCACCTATAGCTACTCTACCTGCACCAAACGCTGCCCATGTACCAAAACCAAGAAGTGTTGCTGGATTAGTAGAAACTGTAGCATTTGTATATATAGAACCAACTGGATAAGCAGCAGCTAAGGCAGCTTGTACAAAAGCTGTTGTAGCTAATTGTGTACTACTTGTTCCTGACGCAGCAGTAGGTGCTGACGGTGTACCAGTAAACGTAGGAGATGCAGTATCAGCTTTAGACGTAATAGCTGTAGCTATAGCACTGTACTCAGCATCTATCTCTGATCCTTTAA